TAATCCTCAGTTAAATGCTAATTCAGGTATTTTAGCTACTCTTAGAGTTGGTCAAACAGTAATGATTTCAGACAATACGGCTGGATCAACATTACAAAACAAAGCAATTATCAAAACTGCTCCAACTCCAGCAGCTCCAGGAACATTTACTGTAGCATATTATGAAGGTGGTGGTCAAGCAGTAGCAGCAGCAACATCATGTGATATTTTTATCTATGGTTCTGAATTTGCAAAAGGTACTAACGGAATGGTTGGTTCTAATGAGTCTGATGACTTTATTTTTGACAACAAGCCAATTATTATCAAAGACAAGTATTCTGTTTCTGGTTCTGACATGGCTCAAATTGGTTGGATTGAAGTTACATCTGAAAATGGTGCATCTGGATATTTATGGTATTTAAAATCTGAACACGATACAAGACTTCGTTTTGAAGATTATTTAGAAACAGCAATGGTGGAAGCAGTTCCAGCAGACGCAGCTTCTGGTGCAGCAGATTTCTTACAAGGTGTAGGAGTAGGTGCAGGTGCAGCTAATCTTTCAGGATCTGATGGTATTTTCTACGTAGTAGGAAATAGAGGTAATGTATTCGGTGGTGGAAACCCAGTTGCTTTAGCTCAATTTGATCAAGTAATTCAACGTCTTGACAAGCAAGGTTCTATTGAAGAAAATGTAATTTTTGTAAACAGACAATTTTCATTTGACATTGACGATATGTTAGCAGCACAAAACTCTTATGGAGCAGGTGGTACTTCTTATGGTTTATTTGACAATGATAAAGACATGGCTTTAAACTTAGGTTTCACAGGATTCCGTAGAGGTTATGATTTTTACAAGTCTGATTGGAAATACTTAAACGATCCTACAATGAGAGGTGGCGTAACCGCAGGAGCAATCAATGGATTATTAGTTCCAGCTGGTTCAACAACTGTATATGACCAAATCTTAGGAAAGAATGCAAAGCGTCCTTTCTTACACGTTCGTTATAGAGCTTCTGAAACTGAAGATAGACGTTATAAAACTTGGATTACTGGTTCTGCTGGTGGTGCAAAAAATAGCGATCTTGATGCAATGGAAGTAAACTTCTTGAGTGAAAGAGCTGTATGTACTTTAGGTGCAAACAACTTCTTCTTATTCCAAGATGCATAGTAAATAGTAGTAATATTTACCCTCGTTATATTAACGAGGGTATTTATTTTTTTTATAAATCAAATTAAATTATATTATAATGGCAAAACAAAAAGAAAAGTACGAAAACAAAGCCTATAGACTTACAGGCAACCAGTATCCACTCTCATATATGCTGGCTTCAAGACATTCAAGTAGATCTCCTTTATTACATTTTGATGACGAACAAGGTATTAACAGACCTCTTCGTTACGCAAGAAATCAAAGAAGTCCTTTTGAGGATGAACAAGATGGTAATGCAATTTTAGAGCCTATTGTTTTTGAAGATGGAATGCTAATGGTGGAAAAACAAAATCAAGTATTACAACAATTTTTACATTATCATCCAAGTAATGGAATGGTATTTGAAGAAATAAATAACTCACGCGATGCATCTGTTGAATTAGAGTATGTTGAGGCGGAGTTAAATGCTCAAATAGAAGCTAAAAAAATAACTACTGATGTAAATAAATTAACTTCAGTATGTAGGGTTTTAATGGGTAATGGTATAGATAACATGACAATACCAGAATTAAAAAGAGATATTCTTTTATATGCTAAAGCAAGACCAGAGGATTTTATGGACACCATAAATGATCCAATGTTAGAATTAATGGATACAATTCATCAATTTATGATGGCAGGTTTTATAACATTTAGAAATAACAACAAAGATGTTTATTATAATTTACCTAACAACAAAAAGAAAATGCTAACAGTTCCTTATGGTGAAGATCCAAATTATATTGTTGGTTCTTTTTTACAATCCGATGAAGGACTTGAGGTTTTTAAACTTTTAAAAAACAAATTAAGTAATAAAAAGTAAAACTAACAACTAACTTGAAAATCAGCTACCTTAAAAGGGTGGCTTTTTTTTTGGTATATTTGTACTTTATTAACAACATAAATTATTATTATTATGGAAAAATTTTTAAACATACCAGTAACTGGTCAAGGAAAACAATTAGTTCCTTGTAGTGGATTAAAACTTGTAGAGGCTGCATCAGCTACTTCAACAACGTTAAGTTACGGAAGCGGAAAAGTAGTAACTATTACACACGCAAGTGTAGGAGCGGCTTCAGGAACAAATTCTGGAACTCAATTTAGAAACTTTATACAAACAGCGGTTCAAGATGCTTTATCTACAGGATGGACTAACGTAAGTGTAGAAGAATTACCAAAATACGCAGTATCTGATATCAGTATTGCATAACATTATTATTAACTCATAAATTATTATTATTATGGAAAAATTTTTAAGCATACCAGTTTTAGATGCTAATGGCACTAACAGCCAAAGTCAACTGGTTTCAATCTCTGGTCTAAGACACATTGGTCAGTCAACTACAACAACCGTTGTATTACATTATTTAGGTGGGAAGCAAATTACTTTAACGTGGCCAAATGCCGCAGCATCACCTAAATTATTATTATCTGTTGAATCAGCTGTTAAAGATGCTTTAACAAAAGGTTGGACAAATGTATCAGAAAACTATAGTCCTTTTGGCTCTACGGAATCAGCAGGCGTATTTACTAACCCACTAAGCGCAATTGCGATAGCATAATGAATCAAACAATGGAAAAATTTATAAACTTTAAACAACTGGATGTTGTACTAACTGGTACAGCGACAACTCCAACTGGAGTTACATTGACTGATACAGCAGCAACTTTTACTCAACACGTTCTTGTGAACGCGATTGTTTGGGATAGAACAACTGGTTCAGCAACAGGAGGTGAAAAATATATTGTAACAGCAGTAACTTCTGACACAGTATTAGGACTACAGGCAATTGGCCCAGTAGCGGATCAAGGAACAGGAGTTCCTGATGGTGTAGGGTATTTTATCTATATGCCAGAATACACTAAATTACAGTACGGTACAGCTTCGGCTACATCAGCTGGATACTTAGTAGACAGTACAGTTAATTTTATTTTACTTGGCGTTAAACCAGGAGATTACGTTAAAGATCTTACAGGTGGTTCTGTAACAAGAATTACTTCTGTCTCTAAAACCCAACTTGGTGTATCTGATGATATATTTGCTAACAACGATAATTATTTAATATACAAAGAAGGCGCTGAAAGTCACGATAAAATGATAAGATCAGCTAATGTTGCTGATGTTTCAAATAGCGCATCAACATCTTCTATTATTAATATCACATATGATGAAGCTGGTACGGATGTAGGGAGAGTTGATTATGCATACTCATCTACAACTGGAGCTAATTCTGATATGAGAGGAGCTATACAGGACGCTATTGTTTCTTCTTTAGAGACTGAGTGGACAGATGTAACTTACGATTTCCCAGGACTTGCAAATGCTTATAACTCAGGCAGTAACTCAACATGGTTAGGTGGAAAAGAATATTTTATTTTAAGATTAACTTAATGAAATATTAATTAAATTCTAAAGAGGCTACAAAAAAAAGTAGCCTCTTTTTTTTTGCTATCTTTGTAAAAAGAATTAATTATGCCAATAAACGAAGTACGAAATACTGTATTAGCTATAGCGAATAAAAACAATTACGGTTACATATCTCCAGCTGACTTTAATCTGTATGCGCAACAAGCTCAAATGGATATGTTTGAGGATTATTTTTATCAATACAATAATCAAATATTAAAAGAAAATCAAAGACAATCTGGAACAGGTTATGCTGACATATCTAAAGGATTAGTTGAGGTAATTGATACATTTTATGTAAACACTCCATTATTTAATTCTGCTACAACTCAATCAGGAAACATTCAAACTAATTTATATACATTGCCAGCTGATTATTATTTAATTAATAAGATGATGGTCTTTACTAAAGAATTAGCGGCAGGAGTAACAACTTCGACCAATGGCGGTTCTACAGCGGTAAACGACACTACAGCAGACTTTATTGTGGCTGGAGTGGCTGTTGGAGATATAGTTTCTACTATTACAGGAGGAGTGGTTTATAACACCACTGTTTCACAAGTAGTTAGTGCAACTAATATTTTAGTGTTTCCAACGTTTGGAACATCCGTATGGGATAATATAGGAAAAACTTATAACATCTATTCAGCTAATGATATTATTGAAGCTGAAAGAGTTGCTCAAAGTAAAATAACAATGTTAAACAATTCTGTTTTAACAAAACCAAACATTGGTTATCCAGCTTACACACAAAATGCTCTTGTAGCAGAAGCGTTTCCAATTACTATTAATACAATCGGTCAAGTCACCTCACAGTACGTTAGATACCCTTTAACACCAAACTGGACTTACGCTACATTATTAGCTGGAGAGCCTTTATTTGATCCTACAAATGCTGATTATCAAGACTTTGAATTACCGTTGTCAGATGAACCTATTCTAATAGCTAAGATTTGCCAATATGTTGGTCTTGAAATTAGAGAAAAAGATGTAATTGAGTTTGGTCAAAATGCAGAAATAATGGATAATCAACAACAACAATAATTATGGCATATATAAATGATTACGCATATTATCAAAACTCAGGAAACAATCCAACTGATTTAAATCATGGATCGTATCAATTCCTCTCTTTATCTGATATAGTTAACAATTTCATGTTAATGTATCAAGGTAATCACGAGTTAATAAATAATATTGAAAGGTATCAAATTTTATTTCACGCTAAAAGAGGGATACAAGAATTAAATTATGACGCGATGAAGGAAATTAAAATTCTTCAGTTAGACATTACGGATCAATTGCGTTTTGTATTACCTCCAGACTACGTAAATTGGGTACGTATTTCTCAATTTGTAAATGGAGTATTACATCCATTGTCAGAAAATATTCAAACAAATTGGTCTTCTGCATATTTACAAGACAATCAGTCAAATGTATTATTTGATCAAGATGGTAATGCGTTAAGTCCTCAAGAGTCAGAATTAAATTTAAACCAAATGTCAGCTACAGCTCCGAGCATATATTTAAACTCGAGTAGTCCTTACAATAATTCTGAAGGATACTGTATAAATGGTGTATGGTGTTTTAATTATGCGGTAGGCGCACGCTTTGGATTAAACACAGAGACTGCAAATTCTAATCCTACATTTACAATTAATAAGCAAGCAGGTGTAATTAACTTTAGTAATATAATTGCTTCTTCTTCTATTGTTTTAGAATATG